CTTCAAGGCCCCTGTGAAGGTGCAGCAGACTAAGATTGATGTGAAGGCAACGATAGACCTCACCCAATCGAACCAAGACCTTAGTGGGTACATCGACATAGGCTACGAGGATGAAGATTAATCTTTATAACCCCTCGGCTCCCCAGAGGGACTTCCTTGACCTAATCCATAAGGACAAGCCGTTTATTTCTCTTGTTGTTGCTGGAAGGCAAACAGGCAAGACTTTTATGATGATGAACGATGCTGTTATGCGTGGGCTCAATAATCCTCGCCAGCGTATGTTTTGGGTCAGCCCTATTCAGGACCAAGCGAACAAGGTGATGAAGGACATCGAGGCTGCGTTTATAAACCACCAAGATTTGTTTATGCAGATTGTAAAGCGGTTCGACAGGAAGAACAATGAGATGTTTTTCCACAACGGCAGCTTTATCAAGTTCCGCTCTGCTGACTCCGGGGACAACCTTCGTGGTGCAACTCTTGACTTCATCTACATCGATGAGGCCGCTTTCATAAGCGAGGACTTCATAAACGAGGTCCTGCTGCCTATGGTGACCCGAACAAGTGGTAGGGTTGTTATGTGCTCGACCTTCAATGGCAAAAACTGGTATTGGGACAAATATGTGCAGGGAATGGAGAAATCCAACTGGGAGCAGATAAAGTCCATCAAGAGGACATACCTAGACCTAAACGATGAGGGTGTCGACAAGACGGTGCTTGGTATCAAGCAGAGTATGACAAAGGCTCAGTTCGACCAAGAGTTCTTGTGCAAGCCAGTGAGTGGAGACGCTCTGTTCCACAACATCGAGGATGCGGTACGGCAGGCTGCGCCAAACACAACCGAACGAGTATATATGGGGATGGACATAGGTGTCGCCTATGACTACACCGTTCTCACTGCCCTAAATCAAGATTATGACATTATTGACATTGATAGGTTCCAGTATCGCGAACTTGCTATGGATGCTAGTGCGTTCAAGAATCGCATCAAGGACTTCTATCTGAAGCACGATGAGCATCTAATGGCTTGCTACTTTGAGGTCAACAACAACGACCTGCTGTTTGATGAGATTACCGATGATGAGAGGATGTATAAGATGCTGCCGTTTCACACCACAGGACAGACAAAGCCGGAGATTATAAAAAATCTTATAAAGCTGTTTGAGGACAAGAAGATTACCATCCCAGATAACCTTGACCTGATAAAGGAGCTTTACGACTTCAAGAGCAAAAGGAACCCAATCACTGGGAATATGCAGTTCTCGAACTCTATGGGCAAGCACGATGATATGGTGATGTCTTTGGCTATTGGTGCGTGGTGTGCGTACAAAGAGCAAGACGGTGGAGTAACAATGTTCTTATGAAATTCGGACTAAAGCTTAAAATGATGGATGCTGTCCGAGAGGACAGACTTGACAAATTTCTTAATGAAATACCTGTTCTGGAAAGGCTGGATGTGATTCGTGCTACTGACGCTGTCGAGGAGGGCAGTTTTAGGGCCATAGACGCATCTTCTATAGCCTCCCGGTACAATGTGTACACTGACATATTAAATATGTCTCTAACGCAATTTATTTTATTGGAGTATGCAATCAAGGGTGACTTCAACGAATCTTTAATTGCAAAGACAATTATAAGGCCGAAAGATGAGACCGAGTTTGACAACACGGACCAAGAAAAAGAAGAGATGCTTATTTCTTCGATATACGAGGAAGACGCTATTGCTGTGTCATACATAATAAAAAGTATGATGAACAGCAGGGACTACGTTCTCTTTACCAAGTTCGAGGGTGTGATATACAATAGGTACGAGCTGGAGGAGGGAGAAGAAGAAGAGGGGGAGCCCGAAGAACCAGACCCATTTACAGAAAGGTGGTTTTGGTATTCCATCGTTAGAACCCTAGCAAACGAAGACCTACAGAAGTTTCAGTATGTTTACGATATGAAGATGTCCGATGTACTCGTTGAGCTTGCCTACCGGGTGCAGCTTTCAAAACGCATTGAGGCAGAGCGCCGAGCCGAAGAATCGCGCAGGCGTTAGTTTGTAAATTATCAAAAGGCTTAATGACTACTTTGCATAACTTTATTAAGAATCTTCGTGGTTTCTCAGAGGGACATCAGATGATTCGAGTTTTTAAGGTAATTGGGTCTATCGAAGAGGTCGACACTATGAACGTGGATGCCCGGTCTCTTTTTATCTCAGTAGAGTCCACAAATATTTCTCATCGCAACAATACCTCAAAGGTTACGTTTGCCATCTTCGTAGTAGACAAGAGTTTTTCGGATGATGAGGATGCACTGGTTCTTTCTATGCAAGAGAACATATTTGTCATTGGTCAGGTGCAGGACTTTATCCTTAGCCTTGATAATGACGTAGACTTCGGTGAAGTAACAATCGCACAAGCGCCAAACACTGAATACAATCTTACTGCCGCTGTCTGCACCTTTGAGGTGGACTTCGATAAAAACATTTCTTGCGGAGAGGACTCCCTCAATTCTACTTATGTAGCTGAGTAATGAGCGCAGCTAGACAGGGAGGCCAGCTTCGGGCTATTATGGTAAGAAAGATTCGGCAAGCTGAAATAAGCGAAGCTATGGTTGACATTCTTGCTGGAAATAATCAATACTATACTGGTAAGCTATCTCAGGCAATACTAAACCGAGATTTGTCTAAGAATCTAAGGCTTTCATATTCTATCAATAAAGATATGAATGTGATTGAAAATGTTGTCGTTACGTTTGTAAATAGACTGTCTGGTCCAAAATACGCAGAACTAGTAGAAGAGACCCTAGGTGAAAACTCAAGTCAGGAAATAAGTGTAAGCAAAAGGGCTATTGAAAGCTGGATATTCGCAAAGGTAAAAAACGGAACTTGGAAGAACGCTTACGGTACAAACTACAAGAAGGTCAGGAAGTCAAGGCTTGGCGCAACAAAGACATACTTTTACCCACTGTCGGAAAAAAAGGCAAGAGCTAGTTTGGCATTTGTAATAGCCCGCTCTATCAACGAAAACCAAATACTAAAGAACAGAAGTCCGTTCTTAATAAACCCTAGGATTAACCTCCGCGCTGAGTTTGCAATTCTATCAGGGCTTGAAGAGTTTAACGAAATATGGCTGCAAGACCTAGGGTTTGAGTCAATCAACAAAGTAATTAGTATATTCCAATAATATGGCATCTCAAGATAAGTTAGACAAGGAAATTAAATCGGTTAATAACCTAACCGCCAGTATTGGTGCGCTTACCGCTAAGTTCACATCGCTCATTGAAGAGGGCAAGGATTGGAAAACAATTCAGGGTGAAATTGGTTCCGCCGTTGCTAAGTCTCGCGAGGACTTCATCAAACTTGTAAAAAGTGCTGAACTTGTTGCTAAACAATTTGCTGCCGATGGCAAAGCAGCAGAGGGAACATCTGAGCGAATTGAAGACCTTCAAAGGAAGGTAAAGTCTCTTGACTCTACATACAGCACGCTCGTAAATAAAACACTAAAAGAGCTTCGTAAAGAGCAGACTGCCTATAAGGAGCAGTTACGTCAATTGGCGGAACAAGAAAAGGTTGCTGGTCAACAGGAAAAGGCGATTATACAGCAAAGACGTGCTGCCGCAACACAGGCTCTAAAAGAAATTAAAGAGCGAATTGCCAACGAGAGAGCGGACAAGAAAAAACTTTACGACCAAGAGACTGCTCAGATTAAGGAGTTGCTAAGGCTGCAAAAGAATAGGCTCAGTCAAATATCTCAAGAAGAGGCTAAAGCTAAAACTGACAGAAAAGAAAGAGTCTCCGCCGTAAAAAAGGAGTTTAGTGATATCCTTAGTCAGCAAAGGGCAGAGGTAAGACTAGCTAATGAAAAATCAGCAGCAAACAAAAAAGCAGCGGCCTCGGCAGAAAAAGCTGCTGAGAAACAAAAGTTTTTTGGCAGGGCTTTTACAGACTCGTTTAGCCCTCAAGCTATTGGCAAGGCGGTTGCCAGCATTGTAAAGTTCATCGGAATCTACGAGGTTCTTGGGGCAGTAGTTGGTGGCACACAGCGATTTATAATTGGCTCTATTCAGGCTTTTATTGACTTTGATAAAAATATCTCTCGAGTAGCGGCTGTAACAAACGCAACTGGCCCACAGTTAAAAGTCCTTGAAGAGTCTATTCGTACAATCGCAGTCGAAACACGATTTACAGCAAACGAAATATCCGAACTTGCGATTGAACTTGGAAAGCTTGGTGTTTCCGCAAAGGACATACCAAATCTTTTGTCTCCAATCGCTATTGCTGCACAAGCGACAGGTGAAAGTGTTACAGCTGTTGGCGCTGCCCTTGTAAAAGTTCAAAACCAGTTTCAGATTAGCAGTGTAGGTGCAGCATCTACTGCCGCTACACTTACTGCTGCCGTAAACGAATCAGCACTCACTCTTGAGGATTTTGGTACCGCTATTGGTTATGTTGGACCAATTGCAAGTCAAGCTGGATTAAGTTTCGAAAAAACAGCTAAGGTTCTTGGAATTCTTTCGGACAATGGATTTAGTGCATCTCGAGCTGGAACTGGACTTCGTAGAATTCTTCTTGAGCTAAAAAAGCCAGGTGAAGATATTTCAGAAACCCTTTCTAATCTAGCGAAAGAAAATATAAGTGTAGCAAATGCTGAAGAACTTGTTGGTAAGCAGGGCGCAGCCCAGTTGATTACAATTTTAAGGAATATTGATGCTGTAAATGATGCAACACTTGTTCAGCAAGGATTTGCTCAGCAGTTGTCAGCTACGGCTAGACAGATGTCTTCTGTTTCTGGTCAGCTTGACATCCTAAGCAGTTCATTTAATGATGTCAAGATTTCTTTTGGTGAATTCTTGGTATCAAATAACTTGGTTCTAAATGCCATTGGTTTACTTAGTAGCAAGTCAGAAGACCTTGCTCGTGGATATGTAGTTCTTAAGAATGAATCAGAAAGACTTGGAGATGCTTTTGATAAGCGACTAGCCGAAGGTCTTAAAAAAGGCAATAGTGAATTAGAGCTGCTAAACAGCCTGTTGATGGATAGTAACGATGAAAATATTCAAAAAGTTCTTGCCGCACTCAATAAGGCAAACCCAAAGTCCGTAAAGGAACTAAACGATGAACTTGAAAAACTTTCATCGAAATCTGGATTCCTTGCTAGGCTTGGACAGGTAGTTCCAATAATTGGGCCAGCGATAGAATCATTGGTTAACCAGTTTGACTCTTTGAGAAACACAGCTCAAGGATTAAATGGCGTTACTGCTGAACTCACCAAGCTTCGAAACGAAGAGACAAAAAGAAGCGACTTAGAGGCTGGAAGGCGTTCTGTTGTTCGGGTACTTAAAGATGAGGTAGAAGCTGTTAAAGAGATTGTTGATGTTCGCAAGCGAGAGGCTCGAGCGCAGCAGTTGTCTCAACAGTTCCTTCGTGGAGCAGCAAAACTTGAAAAAGAGGCTACTGAGCTTTTGCAGTCCTCACTACCAGCGGAACGTGCAAAGGGTCGGTTCCTTGAAGGCCGCGCCAAAGGATACCGAGAACTCACCATTTCTCTTTCAGAATACACTAAAGAACTAGATAAGTCTGGAGAGGGCAGGGCAAAAGACCCAACGGATAAGTATCTATCAATCTTTGAGCAAGAAAAGAAGGCTCTTGAGCTTCAGATTAGTGCAATTAAAGACCGAACTCAAGAAGAAGACAAGGCTTTCTTGGCAAGAAAAAAACAAATCGAAGATGAATACGACCTTCAAATTCAAGCTGCAAGAAACTCTGGTCAGATTGATGAAGCTGCTCGACTTGGTCTTGAGCGAACAGAATCGTTAAATGAAAACGCACAATTGTACGAGATTTCACTTGTAAACATCCGTAAAGGTCTTGAGGCTTGGGATGGAACATCTGATGAGTTCTTTAAGAAGTATGACGCATTGTTCCGTGGAAGCGAAAAGAATACGCTTCGATTACAGAACGCTAACGAGCAACTTAGTCAATCTGCTCTTGACTTAGCTCAAAACCTTACTCAGCTTCTACTTAAGTCGGAGAGGACAAGTTTGGAACTTGCAAAAGAACTACTCGACTCAAGCAGCGATGTGTTTGCAACATTCAAGGATGGACTATCATCTCTTGATGATGCATACTCAGACACAGCATTTGGTCAGTCTAAGTTGTTTGAGCAGCAGCAGCGCTACATTCAGAATCTTAAGTCTTACGTTCAGCAGGTAGAAACATACTACGACTCTATAAAAGCACAACTCAGCCCAGAAGAGCGCAAGAAGCTGGAGGCTGCACTTGAGTTTATTCAGAATGCATATAACGATGCGGTTCAAGGAACAATAACTCCAGAGCAAAATGAAAAGCTTCGAAAGAGTTTTATTGAGCTGGGCTCCGCACTTGGTAAAAACTTCAATTTGGGAATTGACTTAACTCTTACAGAGGGTCTAAAGATCGCCCTTGATGAAACTCTAAAGTCTGTGTCGAGATTTAACGAAGTCGCTCTCGAGAACACTAAAAATAGATTAGACAGAGAGCTTGATGCCATACGAAATAGTTCTGAAATTGAAGATGAGATTCTTCAAGCCAAACTAGAGGGTCAACTCATAACAGAGGCCGAGTACCGAGCGCAAATAGAAAAAAATCGCAAAAAAGAAGTTCAAACTCAAAACAAGATTGAAAAACAAATCTTTGAAGCCGAACAAAAAAGAGACAGGCAAAAAGCTTTAGTTGACTATTTGTCAGCTCTTGGCTCAGTTATACCTAACTTGATTTTAAAGGGAGAGGGTGACCCGCTTACCATATCTATTAAGGCTGCAATTACATCTGCATTTGCTAGCATTGGATATGGTCAAGAACTTCGAGCAATTAACCAAAGGAAATTCTTCCCAACTAAGTTTGCTCAAGGTGGTGTGGTTAATGGCCCTTCTCACGCTGAAGGCGGAGTGCCATTTACCGTTCGCGGTCAAGGTGGATATGAGATGGAAGGTGGAGAGTATATCGTAAACAAAAACTCTACACAGAAGTACAGAACTTTACTAGACCAGATAAACGGAAAGAGTAAATCAGACTACAAGTTTGCGGCTGGTGGAATTGTAAAAGACCCAAGCGTTATTGCCAACAGGCAGATTGAGTTACTTGAGGCTATTGCATCTTCAAACATTACAATGGTTGGTAAATTAGATAAACCAGTTCGTTCGTTTGTGTCAGCAACAGACTTACGCTCTGATGAAAACGCTCGTAGAATTCAAGAACGCAACTCTCAATTATAATGGCTATAGATATATTATATGACAATGGTGCTCCATTCGGAGCTCCTACTCAAGCGGGGGCCTCTGGCGCTTTATTGGCCTACACAGAAACAAATGGGTTAGCATCTATAACCTATGAAGCT